AGGTGTAGTGTAAGTTATTTTTCTTGTTGTAGCATCTATGAGAGCATCAGCAAGATAGTTTGAAAAGTCCATTTTATTAAGTTCCTATTTTAAGTTGAGAGTTGTACTGCTAGTGGTTGAGCTGGGAAAGTTGATTGCTCGTCTGATTTTGTAATACTTGCTAATCCTGCCTTATACATACCATCCCATGTAGCTAGTCTAGGGTCATCCATTAAGAATGGGGCTGACTCTGCTAGTGAAGCATACAATAATAAGTCAGGGCAGACCTCAAGGTATTCGTTAGAGGGAACTGTATCTGACATTGGAGCAGGTATTTTATAGTAGGTCATGTTGCACGTTGTAGCACCAGTTGGTTGTGGAGCTAGTACAAAATTATCAGCAACTAGAGTGTAGTTAATTGGCTGCCCTTGTGCATTTGAACCACCATTTCTTCTGTAGAATTGTGATACTGTTTGAAATGTTAAGGGTATAATTGGGTTAGCCTCCAAGTGTATATCTTGTAATTCTAAGAAATCTGCTGGAGTTGGAACTTTAAATCCAGACGACATACTATATGTAGACTGTTGCAAAGTCTGTCTAAGCCTTAAATCTCTGTTAAGTCTTTTCTCTGCTAACGATATAAACATAGGTATCTGCTCAGTTAGATCTGTCCTAGCCAAGTAACTTGCTATATTGGTCTTTAAATTAGTGTATGAGGTAAATGCTGGCATGGCTTATAAGTTTCCTTTTTTAGTCCTGAAAAATAAATGCTCAGGGTCATTTAACCAAGCAAAAAAACGCTTTTGGTCTAGTACTTCAAATCCTTTCATTATTCCTTGTTTGTTTAAAGCATCCACTGCTGTAAATGGAATACTTGCTACTTTATTTCCCCATAAATTGTCTGACCACTTAGTGTCAGCATTGTTATATTCTTGTTTGTTTCTTTCTATTAAGTCAGTAACATCTTGTGACTGCTTAAAAGTTATTTCATCTTTGTCATTTAATCCTACCGATGTAGTCTTATTGTTATGGTCTTTAAATGATTTCATATTTTCCCTTAAAGGTAATGCCCTCCGAAGAGGGCAATAACTTGATTAAACGATTCCGTTAATCATTGCGTGAGCAGCTTCGTTTTTAACAACGAGTGTGTACTCAACATTCATCATATACTTCTCTGAATCACCAGTCTTAGCTAGTTTAGTCTTTTTGAACGGACGTAAATAAGCTACTGATGCCATGCTAGGGTCTAGGACTAGAGCTACGCCATCGTCTAAGAATCTATCAGGAACTACTGACAATGTACCAAAATCTGACATATAAATATCAGCAGTTGCTACGATTGTTGTAGGCTTGTTGCTTGGAGCTTGAAAACGCTGTTCAGCAATACCAGCAAACTTTGAAACTGCTTGTTTGTTTTTAGGTGAAACCAATAGCATTGATGGTTCTCCACCTGCTTGGTATGCTTCTAAAACAGCTTCGTTTAGTTGGTCTTCAGTAAATGCACCTGCAGCATCTACTACGTTAGTAGTTAGCCATTGTTGGATAGCTTTTAGAGTTCTAGCTGATCCTGTACCACCAGCACCACCTGCTTGGTCAGACAATAGGATAGATTCCATGTCTCGTTTTAGCTCTGATGATGCTTTAGCTAGTTGGTAAGCTGTTTCTGTAGTTCTACCAGCTTTATCTACAACGTCATCTGTTGTTGATACTTGAACAACTTTATCAGAAATCTGAGTCCAGTTTTGGTTCATAGTTGTAGAAGTTAGAGTTGGTGATACCGCATCTGCCCCTTCAACTTGTGCATTAGCTAAATCTACATCTGATAGTGAATCTGTTTGCCATTCATGGACAGTTGCTTTTGCCTTAGTTCTGCCAACTGTTGACATAAATGGTGTTGTTGTTGGTGAAATGTCGTAAATCGCATCTTGTAAATCTTCGCGAATACCGACTGTGTTGTATGTGTCTAATGTTGCCATTGTTAATGTTTCCTATAAAAAGTTTGTAAATACTGAGGTAGCATCGTCCAGACTGCCTGTACCTTTCAGTCGTTTTTTCTGTTTAGTGTAAGTATCTGTATTCGTAACCTTTTTAGTTTTACTTGCCATCTTAGGTGCGCTTTTAAGCTTTTTGTTAACACCCGGATTAGCTTTCTGCAATTTATCATATGCCATAGCCTTTTGTAATATCATTACATGACGATGATCATACACTTGCGATAACTCTTGGTCACTGAATCCTACACTTTTCCCAAATGTGCGAATATCACTCTTGATTTGTTCGGCTTTCTTTGGGTCAGAAAATTCCTTTACTTTTTCAGATAACATTAAAGCTTCATTGGCTACGACTTGATTTTGTTGCTGCAATCGGTAATGATGTTGTTCTTGAGCTACCTTTTGCTGTTCTTGCCGTATTGTATTAATCTTTTTGTTTGCTTCTGTTTGTTCCGCTACTGTGATAGCGTATTGTATTGGGTCATTTTCTTTTAATTCTTCTAAATTCTCACCTGGTTTTGCTTGACTAGTTAAGTATTGCTCTACCTGTGATAATTTTTGAGCATATGCCTCTCTTGTACGCATAGCATTTTGAATTTCTTGAGCGTGTGCTTCTACTTTCTTTCGCTCTGCTGCTAATGTTTGAGATTTCTGTGTGTAGTCTGTTGATTTTTGATAACCTGAAACTAACTCATCTAGGGTAACATCTTTCTCTTCACCACTAGCTTTAACTCTGTAAGTTTTACGTTCCTCAACTTCTACCTCTTCCGACTCATCGTCTTCATAAGTATCTTCTGGTTCATCTTCCGATTCCTCGTCTACTTCTTCTTCCAATGCTTCTTCATCAGTTTCCTCAACTGCTTCCGTTGCCACTTCTTCATTTTCTACCTCTGGTTTATCGTTTGATTCCTCGGCATCTAACATATCAGTGAAAACTTCCGTTGCGTTTCTTGGAGTTTCAACTGAGTTAGACTCTTGGTTGATTTGCTCGTCCATGTTTCTTCCTTATAATTTGCTATTTAACGATAGCTCGTTTTTACCCATTTGGGTAATAAATATGTGTTTTGTAAGTTATTGATTTGTAAGGCTTTTATTTTGCCAAAAATACCCTCTAAGGCGATTTAAGGCTCTGTGTTGATTTACCCCTACCTACCCTACCTTGAAGAAAAATAATCGCTCACAGAGCGTTTTTTTAAACTGTTTTCTTTCTGTAATATGGGTCTTTATGAGTCATAAAATACTTTACAGTTTTGTTTTCTAAATTAGGGTTAATAGAGTGGCCATTTTTGTCTTTTTTAAAGTAACTAGCAGGTAATACATCTTTTAATAGATCGTTAGGATTAGCTTTAGCTAGTTTACTCATTCCACCAGCTCCTATTACCCAAGCTCTATTTATATTGTCTTCATTTACCTCAACACCTTTACTTTTTAGTTGCCTTGCTAACTCACCTTTGTAAGCAGTTCTATATCTCTCTTGTACTGCTGGGTCATCATAATTTGAGCCTACTAATGACTTATCAAACTTCTCTGCATCTTTTCTAGCGTTAGAAGTAATTTGATATAAGCCACGAGCTGATGTATTTGGATTTTGAGCTAATGGATTACCACTAGACTCTCTAAATTTTACATCCTCGTCAGTTAATGTTGTTGGGTTTAATATGCCAGCTACGATGTTATCATTACCACCTGCTACCATAGTGCTAATCTTATTGTAATTGCCAGAGTTAGCTTGGCGTTCTACTTTTTTGAGATTAAGCCTTTCATGCCATATTTATCAGGAACAGGAATACCTTTTTGATTATATAGCTCTATTTTTCTTGCATCAGGAATGTCTAACGCATCTATTTGAATAGCAGTTTGTTCATCCTGTCTAAGTTTAAGGTAAGCATCTCGTTCTTCTGGTGCTGTGTTAGCTAACACTGGATCTTTACTGTCTGATGCTTCACCTTCATCTGAAAATATCCCCCTACCAAAATTAACTACTGTGTCAAAGACTCCTTGATCACCAGAGTTTCCACTAGAACCATCGTTAGGATTAAATTCATTTGTATTGTAGCTTTGATCAAGGTTTACCACTGGATCTCTATCACCACCATCTCTAAAATACTCCATCATTGCTGCACCATTAGAATCATCACCCCACATTAAAGAGTCTAACCAACTTGTTTCTTTTGGTGTTGTGTCTGGTGTTCTGTTTGGATGTGGATTAAACTCAAAACTTTCCTTGTCTTTTTCAGCTTGTTTAATGTCATTTTGCTCTTCTTCAAACTTTCTTTGATTGTCTTCGTTAATTAAGTCTACTTCAGAGTACCCACCTTTTATTTGCTCACTTGCTCTTAGGCCTGGTGCAATTTCAGTAAAACCTGTCATAGGATAGTCTCCGTATAACTTGTCTTCTGCTAAAAGACCTGCTTCATAATCTGCTTTCTTTTGAGGTAGGTTTTGGTATGTTACTCTGTTACCATAATCTAATACTTGAGCTTCTTTTCTATTTCTGTCATAACCATTAGTGTCTTGATAGTTTCCATATAATGAGTTAGCATTTGCTCTTGCGTTTTCTGCTTTGTCTTCAAAAGTTCTGATAGGCAAATTATATCCACCATCTATTGTAGGTGTGTAATCAAAGTTAGTAGTGTTTTGTACAGTTCTGTAATCAGGAGTAAACTCTGGGTTATTATAAGTTACTCTATTTTGCATTGAAGGGTCTACGACAATATTTTCAGGCGTTGCTAGTAAATTATTTTGTGTTGGTTGTGGTTGTGCTTGATATGGACTAACTTCTCCACCCATAAGTCTCTTAGCTGCTAATCCGGGATCTCTTTGGACTGTATTCCAATCCATACCTGTGTTATCAGTTAACCACTGTGTCCCCTGTTTCATAAAGTCTAGCAATGCCATATTATATTTCCCATTTATTGTCTTCTATTTTTTTACCATCTGCGATACTTTGCAAATGAGCCATTATTTCGTTTACTGTTGTAATTCTCATGTAACATATTTCTCTTGCTGTTTTATCATCTACATCTGAATGTATTAACATATTTATATGTGTTTTTATTAGGTCGTCCATTGCTTCTTTAAAAGAATCATCGTTAAGAATGTTAGCTATGCCCTGTGCATTAATCATCAGAGTCTATTCCTGTTTTAACTACAATGGTAATTGGCTCATCACCACCACCAATTTCTTGCATAGCTTTACCATCTAATCTATCGCCTAATTCTTTAATAGCAGAGATGTCTCCATCTTCAGCTTTAGCATAAAGTGCGTTAGCAACTGAATGTAGTTTTTTATAATCTTCTTGGACTGCTAGTTTACGCACTATTTTACCCCAAACTCTTTTATCTTTAGTGGAGTTCTTGTTTCCTTTGGGTGCGCCTACTTTCTTTTTAACTTCTTCTGCCATAATATCCTCTTAAACGTAATAATCTTTATATGAATCGCCATCTAATGTTGTTTCAAATGGTTTTGACCAGTCTGTTCTTTGTCCGTTACCAGCAGTGTCCATTCCTAATGCTAAGTATCTAAAAGCATCTG